CCAAGGCACATCGCGTAACGCGCGAACTCGATACCCTTGTCGAGCTTCGGCTCGGTCACAACGATCGACGGCGAACGCAGTGCGGCTGCACTCTCGGCCACCGTCGAGTCCTGCGGAGCGACAATGCGCTGCGCTGACTTCATGTTGCTGACCTCAAGACGACGAAGGCGCACGAGGTGCGTGTCCACCGTCTTAACTTCCAGCTCCAGGCCGTCATACTCTTCCTCTTCAGCTTCATTCAAGGTGCGGCCCTCATCGGCTGCGGCCTTCATGATCGCTTCCAGTCGCTCAGCGAGCGCTGCGCGCTTCGCCTCGAACTGTTTCAGTTGCTCTTGAACATTCATTGCGTTGCCCTCCTGGGGCTTGTTTAGTTTCGCCGTGACGCCGGCAGTTTTCTTAATGCTCACAGTCCGCGAGCTGTTGCGACCTGACGCGGTCAATAGCTTCTGATCGAGAGCCTTAATGTTTGTGATCGTTGCATCGCCGTTGGCTGGGATGGTGACGAGCGAAAGCTCCAGCCATTCCCATTGATCGTATTTGACGCCACCACCGTCGAGGAACTCGACGTTTGATTCCAGCGCTTGAAAGCCAATCGAAACGCCCGCGATCAACTTGTACTTGATTGAATGGACGGCCTCGTCGATTCGATCTTTGAGCTTCCCGGGTTCAATAACCTTCGGAATTTTTGCCTCAAATGGGATACCGTTTTTCTGCGGCTTCGCAAAATCCACGAAGCCGACAGGATGGCGCGCGTCATGCTGCCAGAGCAAAGGCATCGGCAGAGCGAACTTCGCGCCCATTGGGTTGACCACGTCGCCATATCGATCTGGCTTCGGAGTCGTGGCGACGCCGGTGATGACGTAGTGCTCGACTTCTTCCTCTACGCTCTTCACGTTCAGGACGCTGTAGGCTCGGCCCGTTTTCATAATTAGTTGAACTCCTAGCCAACAAAAAATAATTTATATTCAGGGGCCGCTACACCCTGCGCAGTCACAGCAGCGCCGATCGCCATAGCAAGCGCGACGGCCATATCAATCCTGCCCTTTGCTCGTTGCTTCGAGAAACGACGCAACCCAATAGGGCTTTCGTCGAAGCGCGCCGACATTATAGCGGATCGAAGCGGAGGGCTGACGCTGACGCGGAGCCTACCCTCCAGGATCAACTTCTCTAAAGCCTGCACAGACTCTGGCATGGAGAGGTTTGAATTCTTGCGGCGGTTGAATCCTTGCGGATGCTCGAGCGCGGGCAGCTCCACGCCGATCGCGTCGAGTTCCTCTTTGAATCGCTTGATTAACCACACGTCATAAACCAGCGCCTGCAGCTCGTACAGGTGCGAATCCTCTATGCAGTCCCGCGCAACATAGTCGAGGCGCGTAACCTTGCCCGGAGTCGCTGTCAAATACCCCTCTTCGGCCCAGATATCATAAGGAGCTCGATCCTCTTCGGATTTTTCCTTTATGCCCTCCTTCGGGAGGTAGCCGTGAACGTGCGCGGCGAACTTGGTGCGCCCGTCCTCAGTCTCTCCATCCGGCCAGACCAGCGCCTTCGCCGTCAAGTCACGAGAAGAACCAAGATCCAATCCAATCCAGCAGGGCTTGTTCGCGAAATCTTCGAGACAAAATGAAGCGTCTTCGATCTGCTCCCACGCTTCCCGCTCAAGCCATGCCGTCTCCGCCTCAGTCCAAACGCAAAAGTGCAGCCTCAATATTCCGTTACGTTTCCCGGGCATGGCCTTGGCCATAGCGGCTTGCTTGGATAGGTAGTCTTCTGTGATCGTGACGCCGAGAAGCGGGTTGGCCTTCGACCAGCATGAAGGATCATTCAGCGGATCGTCCCCCGCATCGAGCGCGCAGACGAATGAGAACGTTGTGTCGTCGAAAACTTCTACGCCTGAATCGTCGTGTCCTCGAGCAACGTTCACCGCGTGTTCGTGCTCTTCCCAACAGATCGAATTTCGATCACTGCCCGCATTCGTCGCCATAGCAAGTAGCGGCTGCCTGCGGAACTTAAACCCGCGCTCCAGCATGTCAACAGTTATTCGGTCCTTGTGCTCGTGGATCTCGTCGCACAGCGCCATGTGCGGACGCGGGCCGCTCTGGCTGTCGTCGGAGCTGATGGGCCTGAAGAACGAAGCGGACTCAGGGTGTCCAATATTCCACACAGGCGTGCCGCCGCTCTTCTTTGTCCGTGCGCTGAGGACTGGCGATAGATCGACCATAGCCACAGCGTCGCGGAACATGACCTGGGCCTGGTCCTTCTTTGCGCCAGCGGCGTAAACTTCGGCTCGCGGCTCTTTGTCGGCCATCAGCCCAATCAGGCCAATCCCGGCGAGCATCGGCGTTTTTCCGTTCCCCTTCCCCTCTTCGTCATAGAACCGACGAAAACGACGAGGGCCGTTAACGTCGCCGATCTTCCAGCCGAAGATCGAGCCAATTCTAAATACCTGCGACGGATGCAGCACGAACGGCTGCCCCTCGAATTGGCCACCGTTCAGGAGCAACACTTCCTCGAAGAACTCGATTTTTCGGTGGGCGTCCTTCAGGTCCCAAAACAGCCCACGGGCGGGGCCGTCTTCTAGGTCTCGCAAATGGCGCGCACAACTTGCCCGGACCCAAGGCCCTTGCACAACCTCGCCAGCGACGACGAGGCGAGCCCAATCCGTGACCGGATCAGCTGCGGTACTTGTCGAGCGCGTCCTTTTTGACACCTTTTCGAGATCCTATGCGTGTACGGGAAACAGGATCAAAACCAAGCTCAGAACCCAGTCCACGAAGCTGCCACATCTTCGCTGCGATCATCTTCTCGGTGGCCGCTTCATACTCCGCCATTAGGTTGCACCAGATAGCCGACTTCGTTTCATCAGCTCTCGTGAGCCAGTGCGCCGGGACGATGTACCGATTCCAGTAACGGATCGCTTTTGGCAGCAGAAGAAAATCAGGCTGTTCGCATTCCCCGTCCATCTGCACAATCGAAGCACCATTGGTCGGCCTGCCCTGCAACAGCCGCAGATCAGGGGGGATCACTTTCACGCCTCGTATTGCCATTACAGTTCCATCCTCACTTCGATGCCGAACGATTCGACGTGCGGCCCGGAGAAAGTCACCAGCGCCTCGACGCGATACTTCCCAGCGGGCTGCGTGCCGTTGATGTAGCAGGAGACGCGCTGTTCGCCAGCGCTGTTGACGATGAACTCATCGGTGATCGTGAACCCGTCGCCGCTCCAGGCCGCAGAGACAACCGTCTTGAATAGGCTGTTGTTGCTGATCGCTCTGCAAGTCCACACAACGGAACCATCGTTCACCGTTGCGGCAATCGTCGTTGGCCATGCTGGCTCGGAGACTCCGACCTGTCCCGCTTGCGTACACTCGTACTCGTAGCCGTTGCGGCTGAAAGGATTCGGCCGGACGTAATCGCCCAGCCGATATATCCCCGAACCGCGCACAGCGTCCCACCTTCGTTCGCAGAAGTCGGTCAGGTCAATCTGCACCGGCAGCGACTCGCCTGCCAGCTTGCAATCTCGCCCAACTATGCGGCAGGCCATATTCAGTTACTACGGCGCTGCGGGCGCACGAACCTCAATCCCCCAGGTCGGAATAGTCACCGTTCCTGCGGCCGTGAGTGTCTGCGTCGTGCATGTCGTGATGTACTGCACCACATCCGCATCGTCGTCCACGATCGCCACATGCGTCGCGTCGCCGCTCGTGGAGATGCTGATGTCGTTGAAGGCGGCCACGTTCAATCGTCGGCCGGAAACCGAGCCAGCCGCTTCCGTCAGGTTCGCATCCACAAGCGCTGTCGCGGCGAGCGTGCCCGCTGCGATGTTCGCATAGACTGTGATCTCCGAAGTGAGCACAACAATCCGCCGCGCTGCTGCGTTGCGGATCGAATTGAACCCGTTACTATAAAAATTATTCGGTGCAAAGCGCGCCATTTATTTAACTCCTTCGGTTTCTTGACCAACAATAGTTTCGTCCGGCCGCACAATCTTCGGCGACAAATCCGGGGAGCCCGTTAGGATCTCTCCTGAAATATCCCGCGCCCAGCCAGTGCTGCAAAAATGCCCAGCGTCGCCTTCTGAGACCACGCGCAGCTCGCCCTTGTAGTAGTTTTGACCCTTGGATCGGAAATCCGTCAGGCATTCAATTCGCTTCATATCCTCGCGCCTCTCATGTAGTTAATCCTGCCCAGCCATCTAGTCCCTGCCGTTCCTTTCCGCGCTGTACTGGTCTGTCCTGATCGCGGAATAAAGACGAGGGTTTCTGTCGACAAAGAAAACATTCCCATCTGTGAGTTCCCCCGGACGAATCAGCGCAACAAATGAGCTGGTCAGGATGTGGACGCTTTCGCCGACAGCTAACGAACTTGCCTGAGATAATACAGTATTTTCGGCGAAGTTTAAATGTGCGGACGAACCCACGGCCAATGTTGATGACGCGCTGAGCTCGAATGAGTCCGAGATGTGCGCGTGGAATGAGTCGTCGGCAAACACAGTGATGCCGAATCCCAGCGCGGGGTTGCTCGATACGTGGCTGTGAGCGGAGCCCGCCACAGCCAGTGTCGATGCCTGCGTCAAGCCAACCCCATCCGCCACATGCAGGTGCACCGACTCGAGGCCAGACAAGAACGGAACCGTCGAGACTGCGGGCTGATCCGAGTAATGCAGGTGCACCGACTCGCCAATCCCCAGGGCCGCCGATTCGGTAAGCGCAAGCGATTCGGAAGCGTGCGCGTGGACCGACTCGCCAACAGCCAGTGCACTGGCCTGCGTGAGGCTCGGTTCGTCGCTTACTTGGACATGAACCGAATCTGCCGGGCTGACTGCGTTACCTTGAATGAGGTTCGCGGAGTTGGTCGCGTTGAGATGGGCTGAACCGTCGACGGTGAGCGTCGATGCCTGCGTCAGTCCTGGCGCATCGCTCGCGTGAGCATGAGCGGAGTCCTGCGGCGCAAGGTTCGCCGACTGGTCGAGCACGACTGTATCGCTTGCGTGGGTGTGCGCGGAGTCTTGCGCGGCCAGCGAAGATGCTTGGGCGAGGTCCGCTGCGTCGCTTGCGTGAGCGTGGGCTGATCCTTCGACGACGAGCGAGGATGATTGAGTCAGCGCCGCGCCGTCCGACACGAACAGATGCGCGGACTCATCGACGACGAGAGACAGCGCCAGCGACACAACGGGCTGGTCTGATACGTGAACGTGAACCGAGCCATCGATCGTAAGCGTGAACGCTACCGTTACCACGACAGCATCGGTCGCGTGCGCGTGGACCGACTCGAGGACGGTCAGCGAGGCGGACTGAACGAGCAGCGTCGCATCGGTCGCGTGCGCGTGGGCACTGCTGCCGACCGTAAGAGACGCGCCCGCCGTCAGCGCTAGGTTGTCCGATGCGTGTAGGTGTGCGCTGCTGCCGACCGTAAGAGACGCGGCCTGAGTCAGCGCTGGGCCGTCCGTCGCGTGCAGATGCGCACTATCGCCGATTGCGAGGGACGCGGCCTGCGTCAGGTTCGCACTGTCGCTCGCATGAAAGTGAGCGCTGCTGTTGATCGCTAGCGTTGCAGCCTGCGTCAGCCCTAGGCCGTCCGATGCATGC